ATGTAACATTACCACCTGACGCATCTCCAGCACCAGATACTGTGTAGTGCGTGGTTAGAGTTTTGGTTGTTTCAGTTCCTGTAGAGGATCTGATAATTACTTGTAAATCTGTGTCTGCAAAAATCTTGAAGGTATAAGCAAATACTGTTGTGCTTGAATTACCAGAGTAGGAATTTTTTACTGTAGTTGAAGATACTGTCATATTACTCTCTCTATATTATTATTTATTATTATTATCAACCTTATAATACATCATATCTAGTCCTCTTTTTGCTACTTTTATCATTAAAAAATAGTGAAGGTCTATTAGTTCTCTTTTTTCATCAGCATTATATTTTTTAGTATTATATATATTTCTTATAACATAATTTATTTGTTTTAAAGCATCTCTTGTATTTAATAATTGTTTAACATTTTTATCTTTCATATTAATTTTTTCTCTAATTTCTAGAGCTTCTTCTATTTCTCCTCTTTTTTCTAAAACTAATATACTACCAATATCTTTTTCTATTTTATTAAACTCTTTATAAAAATCAGTTATAAATTCAGAATTAGGACTTGGATCTCTTAAATTAAATGCTCTAATACCTGGTATAATTGTTAGATTGTCTGTAGGTTTAATTGGATCTTCTATTATACCAAACTCTATCAAACCTTTGTCTGACATTTGTATAACAAATTGACCTAAAGTAGCAAACCAAGAACTTAAAAAATTATCAATATATATAGGATTATCTAATTTAGTATAATCATCTCCAATCATTATATTAATAGCTCTTGATATACTTTTAGCAACTTCAGATGTATAAGGTGTATATTGATATTTAGATAATAATTTTTTATCCATATAATGTGGCACAAGAGGTTTATTAGTAAAAAAACTTTTATTAAAATATGTTTCTAGAAAAGGAGCAGCAAATGTAGGAGTTGGGTTTAAATTTTTTAATTGATTAACTCCAAAATTATAAATAAAATCATTAATTTCATCTGGATGTTCTTCGTTTAACCAATTTAATAATTGTTCTGTACCTGTACCAAACACCACACCAAGATCAAAAGGTTTAGGTATTCTATAAGGTACACCATCATGTATTACTATCCAATAATTAGTTTTTACCCACTCTGGTTGTCTTTGATAAATAGGATCATCTTTGTTTGCTAACCAAAGATATATTGAAGGAAGTATAATAGAACCTGTAATCATAGTAAATGCTCTTCCTGGTCTTTGTTTAATAGCATCAAAAATTTTTACAGTACCTTGTAAACTAGCATTAAAAAATGCTGCCAATTGATTTAATGATTTTATTTTTAAACCCATTTTAGCGTAATCAATGGTTACATCTCTTGATTCAAAACCACCTCTTTCAATCGCCTCTTTTTCTGTTAGTCCAGCTTTTTTTCCTTTTTTATAAGTTCTTTTAAATTCAGATATTCTTGTCATGTTTTCTGAAAACTCTGATGCTATTCTTAAATACTCTAATGGTGTTTTAAGTAAATTTCTAACAGGTCCTTTATTTAAAATTTCAAAAGCTGGTTTATCAAATATATTTCTATCAAGAGAAACTAAAGTAGATTGCATACCACCTGATCTAACCCACTTTTGATATATTTCTTGTGATTTTTTTGATAATCCTGATTTACCCATAACTAAAGTTATAGCTCCCTCAAGTGAACTCCATATAGGAATAAAACCAGATTTACTAAATACAGCAGCAGATACTGTATCTCTTAATATATTTGCAACTACAAAATCAGGTGATGTAGTAGCACCTGCTCTTAACCATCTAGCAGGAGCATTTAATTTAAACATTTTAATCATGTCTGCTAAAGCTCTTGGATCAAAATCTTTTAAAGCATTAGCTAATTCTTTGCCAACTTCATAAACTTCAAACTTACCATTTCTCATTACACCCACAGAAGTGTCATCAGGTTGTAAAAATTCTTTTCTAAATACTTTAAAATTTTCTATAGCTTTATCAGATATAAAATTTTTAGATGTAGTATCTAATATAGATTCTAATTCTTTTCTTTCTATTTTTATTTCTTTACCAGTTGTTTTCTTTTTAATATCTGGAAATGTTTTTTCGTTTTTTTTAACAAAATCAAAAAATTCTATAAGAGCTGCATTTCTTTCAGCAAGTTTTATAATGTGAAATGTGTTACTATATACAGTTTCTATTGGATCAATAACATCTTTTTCAGATCCTTTAATTCTTTTAAGAGGATTAGATACATTTTTAGTATAACCTTTTTCACCTTCTATTGCTTCAAGAACTCTTGAGAAAGGAACATAATTTTTATTAGCTTCTGTTATTGCTTCAAATGCGTCTTTAGTTATTAAACCTCTATCTCTTGCATATTCTAATATTCTTAAATTATAAGCATCTAATTCATTAGATATTTTATCATATTTTTTAATTAAATTTTTATTAGTTGCAACCTCTTGAGCTGCTTTTAAATCAAACCCATGATCAATTCCTCTTTCATTTAATTCAACAACTCTTTTAGAAATTTTATAAGTATTAAATTCTAAATATGATTTTTTATCTTTACCTATAGGTTTTAATACTTCTTTAAAAGATTTACCATTTTTATTTAGATTTTTATCTAAAGTTCCTATTTCAATAAAGTGTCCAGCTCTATGTTGCATACCAACAAGAGTTCTAAATCTTTCGTAAATACTTAATTGTTTAGTTCTATTTTTTGTTTTATCTACTTGTCTTACCATTCGAAGTATTGGATGATGTCTATCTATTAAGTTTTGAGTTAATGAATCTTTTCTTCCTTTAACATTTACTTCTTCTTTTTCAAAACGAACTTTAGATAAAATTTTATTTTCAGCTTCTGTGTCTAATTTAATATCTTTTTTAAAACTATCTTCTTTAAATACAGGTTCTGATTTTGGTTTTTTATAAGCTCTTGGTATTGATATATTTTTACTTGATAAATCTTCAACAACTGTTTTATCAGCAACATAATCTGTTACTATATCTATTGCGTTGTTATTAGTTTTTTTAATTGTGTTAATAACTTTAGCTCCACCAGATTCAGCTAAACCAAATACACCAAACAATATTGTTGAATCTAATAGTTGATCTTTACTAGGTAATTCTTGTTCTATAATTGCACCTGATCCTTCAAAACCAGTTACTCTTAATAAAAGTTTAGATATAAAGTTTTTTCCAAGACTTCCTAAACTAAAAGCACTACCTAATTGTAGTGCTTCTTTTGCACCAGCTTTAACTCCTTCTTTTGTATAAATATCCCAAAACTCTGAAAAACTATGAACCTTACCTTCTTGCAACATATTCAAATATGTTTCTCTAATTGAACCTGCAAAAAAACCAGAACCAGCAGCAGTACCTGTTTTACCTGCACGACCCCAAGTTAAAAGGTTTGTAACCAAAGCACCTGTTAAATATACTGGTAAATCTTTTGTAATAACTCCAAGGTTTTGAATATTTCTCTCAATAATACCTGTATCTTCAAAAGGTTCAAGTACATAACCATCAGGTAAACCTGTACCCGAATTACCAGGAAGCTGATGGTAATTTTGAATTAAATCTATGATACCCATATTGAAACCTCTATCCCAATATTTTTCTACCTCAAAAACTTCACCAACTAATTTTTCTTTTAAAGAAGTATTATCAGGTTCATTTTTTTCTACCTCTAATAATTTTTCATAAGTTGATTTAGTTTCTTCTTTTCCTAAAGTTATAATATTATCCCATATTTTTTTAATTGGTCCTTTATCTATTGGTTGATAACCAAATGCTTTTAAAATTTCATCACTTTCAAATCCAGCATTTTCTAATGTTAATATTTTATCTTGTTTCCAATCAGTAATTTCTTGTGATGAAAATCCACCTTGTTCTAACGCTTCTGCTTGTTCAGCTAGAGTTGTCATTTTTTTAATCCTATTCTTATTAAATAATCTTCTGAAGATTCACCAGGTAATCTTTTAGCATCTGTTTTTAAATCAAATGATTTATTTTTTTTAATTTTATCAATCATATCT